CCCACTCTTCTTTGCCAGCCTTGGTCCGTCGATCCCCTGTCCATACCTTGAACTCACTCTTGAAGTGATGAGGGGTGAGGATTCGACTGTGCAAACCAGCGCCCAAAGACAAAGCACTGGACATGGGAGCAGGGTTGTCTGTCTCGTAGGTGACGGTTGCGGCTCCCCATCGTGAGAACGTGGCAAGCCTGTGCGATGAGACCCAAGGCAGTCCGACTGCGTGGTACTGGGCGCTCGACAATTGATCAGGGGCGTACACCCCATACTTTGGTCCGGTCATTTGATTCTCCTTAGATGTCGCCCGGTTGGGCTAAGCCTGACGGCAGCGGGTGGATGCTGCCGCCAAGCGGAGGGTGGGTTGTCGCCCCCGCCGCACAAGGCAGTGCGGGCCTTATCGGGGGCTAATGCCCTGCCTGACTTGCAACAGACAGAGCGTGTAAAAAAAGGAAAGTTGTCGCCCGAAGGCAAACCCGAAGGAGGCGTGCGAACACCTCCCTCGGAGAGAACTACCGACCAAAGTAGTTCGGGGAGTTTACTCAGCCCCTTCGGGTCGAGCAAGGCCAACGCTGGCAATCTCTGCCAACTGTTTGCCCAGGTCTGTGCCATCGTTCATCTCACGATTGATGGCGTTCATCAGGATGCTGCGTGCGATTTCAGCTCGGGAGAAGAGAATCTCCACTCCGCCAGCAGCCTCCATAATCCGTGCTGCCTCATGCTCTGCCCACACATCCAGTTGATCGAGGATGGTTTGGCTGACCCGCAGGCCGAGGTAAGGCTTTGATGTGTTTTCGTTGGTGGTAGTCATCTGATTTCTCCTGTTCTGAATTGTTCGTTGAACTTGTCCGCTTCTTTCTTCCACTCACGCTTGTCCGCATCTTTCTTCCAGTCACGCCAGTGGGCAGACAGTTTCTTGAGTTTGAATTGCAGCATGCGAATCTGGTACATCTTGAGGACACGACCCGCCGCAAACTTGAAGTCACCGGCGTGCATCTCCTCGATGTGTTCGTAGAACTTACGCACGTCAGCCTCAAGCCTTGCGTAGTACCCATCGAACAGGCGGAGCATCATGTCCCGCTCACTGACTGAGAAGGGTACTTGCTGCGGGAAGTTGCCGTCAGGGAATCTGTCCCACTTAGGTTCCTGATGGTACGCAGGCTCAGGCAATCCGAGCGGCTGCTCGCACAAGTCCACGATCTCTTCGTCGTCATAGTCGATCATGTCCTGCAATTCGTACATGGCCTGAGCATCTTCTCGGTTCCGGGCCTGCACGTCGTACCCATCACCGTCTTCGCTCGGATACTCGTATCGGTGGCAGGCGTACTCCCCACCCCCGGTGCAATGCACACCGTATGGGGATGGCTTGGTGCAGGGCATGTCGGCCAGCGATTCCAGCAGGCGGTTCATTGCTTTCTCTTTGATGAAGTTCATTGGTGTTGTTCCTTTGCTTGGAAGTATTTGTCCGCTTGTCCTGTCGCCTGCACCCACCTGAGCTTGAACTCGAAGCGGTCAGTCCACCAACGCCACTGTTGGTAATCCCGCGTGTGGGTCGGCGAGCATCTGAATGACCTGCACTTCTGAAGGGATCGGAGGATCGCCATCATGCTTTGCTCGGTCTCCAGCAGCATCTCGATGCAGTCCTCGGGTGATCGGTTGTGGGTGAAGGCTTGCACCATGACCCACTCCAGACCGTACACAGACTTGCGGTTCTCGATGTTCTCTCGCTGTTGGGGGAAGGTGAGGTTCATGATCAAAGCCACCCCGCCAGTTCCATGCCCGGCTCCTTGTAGAACCATTCTTGAAGATCAAGGCCCTCCATTTTGGGTTCGTCGTTGAACATCTCGCGGAGGCGTTCGACCACTCGCTCGGGCGGACCCCACGGGGTATCGAATGCCCCGTAGAAGCCTGACCTTTGCAACTTCGCATCGACTGATGAGTTGAATACCTCATGCTCCATCTCAAAGTCGCAGGTGTCCCACTTGCACCCCCATCGTTCGGCTTGGTGTTCGATCTGTGCGAACCCCTTGCACTTGCCTTCTTCGTCTGGCATCTGCTCGATGGGGATGATCTTCTCAAATGAGATTCGGTACATATGCTCCGAGTCGGGATCTTGCACGCAGTAGTTGTCCAAGAAGTATTGCATGGCTTCGGTTGGCCCTTCAATACTCACGTTGTTTTCGCACCAGTTTGGCATGGTCAGTTCTCCGTAAATTCTGCTTTGCGGGACAGTCGCCGGTTGGCTTTGGTCTGGCCCGTGGTTTCGTTGTATCGGCGGCACATATCCCGTGCTGCCTCGATGGTGTCGCAATGTCCGATGGTCCGCTTGGGTCCGGGGCATGGCTCCAGACCGTCAGGCCAGTCTGGGTTCTCCCTCCACCATGTCCGGGTGAAGACGGTGAACCGTGGTCCGGGCAAAGCGAAGAAGTTCCTGAAGGCTCGTGTGTCTGACTTGACGCTCATTCGTCTTCACCCATGAATTCAATCTTGAGGGCGGCGACTCTGCCTTCCCCGTTGTACTTGACTTGCACGTCGTACTCTCCATCGCCATAGCCCGTGCTGACTGCCATGCCGATGCCCATGCCCAGCGGCGAAGAGTGTCCGATGGTGAAGTGGTCTGCCCCTTCGCCATCACTGTTCTGGAGTCGGGCCACGAACTCATCCCAAGACCCCACGAACGCATCCGTGTCTGCCGCGATGGTGTAGCAGGGGTCGCCCACCCACAGCATGCCAGCGTCCACATACACGCTTCCGATTGTCTCCCAGTCACTCCTCATTGGTCGGTCTCCTGTTCTTTGATAGTCCAAATGGTCTCAACTTCAAGGCAAGGGATGTGCTTCGTGCCATCAGGCCCGCACTCCTCGGCGATCTCGTAGGCGAGGTCTTCGGCGTCCTCGTTGTCAGGCACAGTGATCTCCCACGTTCTGACGACCTCCACCATTTCGGATGAGGTCACGATGAATGTCTTGGTTGGTTCGGTCATTGGTCAGTGTCCCTTCTTCATTGCGTTGGCAATGGCTTGCTTCACGCCTTCGTTGCTCATGAGGGTGTCGATGTGTCCATCAAGCACCTCGATCAGATAGATGACTTGCTCCTGCTCGCAGGCCCCGAATGCCCCGTCGATTGGGTTGTCGAGATGCTTCAGTGGGAATCCAAGTTGATCGAGGATTGCCGTAAGGGTGTCGGCGTCTTGCGCCCACGGTGATGTTTCGGTGTCGTTCATTGGTCGGGTCTCCTGAGCCCCTCGGGCTCGTGTGTGATTATACACTGTGTTTTCGTGATTCAGAAGATTCTTGGGATTTTGTTTCACTTTTTTTTAGCCGGTGCAGAGCCCAGCGTCGATCAGGTTGGCGGCAGTCCGCCCGTAAAAGCCTTGCAGGGTGAAGGCGAGTCCTGTGTCGATCAGGTATTGCCAGGCGCAGAGCACGGTGTCCTCATCCGCAGGCTTGTCGCCGTTCAGGCCGGTCTCGATGATTTCGATGGCTTCCATTGCGTTCATGCTTGATTCTCCTTGGGCAGGTCAGGGCCGCCCATCCCGCCCACTGCTCCGACGCAGTGGACAGGTGGGGGGTCGTGATCAGCAGTAGGCCACTTCGTACCGCAGAAGACCGTCGCCGCATTGATCGTGCAGATTGTGATCGCCGGTGTTGAACAGCCAGCAGAGTTGATCGTCGTTCTTTCGGTCGATCTTCTCGTACCGCCCGTTCATGCTGCCGACCTTGCGGTCAAGACCCTTCCACCCCTTGAAGTCGCAAGGCACGCCCACGACGGTGATCACAGCCCCGTAGTCGCCGGTGTAGTGGATGTGAACGTCCGCAGTGCGGATGGCTTCGTTGTGGTCTCGCATCTTCTCGATCAGGTTCAAGGCTCGCCCCTTGACGCGGTGGTCGCCCCCGAAGATGCCGGACTCGATGATCAAGCCCTCGGGTGATGATGGGAGGAAGGATTCGATAGTGATGTTGGTGTTCATAGCGGTCAGTGTTCTCCGTTTTTTTTGATGGGCCTGATCTCGGGGTCACCCTCAGTGGGCGATGAATCCCCCGCCAATGCTGAAGGTGGCGAACGCCGAACCCTCGTACACGCTGCCGTCGAGCCGAGTGAATTCAGGCTGACGGAACGGGTTGCAGCGGATGACGTCACCGCTTGCGTCTTGTGGCTCGCACCACTCGCCTGCGATCTTGGCGTACACCTTGCGAGCGCCGCCCTCGATCAACCGACGGTACGTCCCGTGGGCAATCTTGGGAGTCGCGTTGGCAATCGTGCAATGGTCGGTGTAGCCCACGACTTTGCCAGCCACGGTGACCGACCAGCAGTCGGTGAACCCACGTCGCTGTCGGTTCAGGTTCATATGAACGGTGACTTTTGTGCCGGGTTGGATGTTGAGGTTGGTCATGTGTTCTCCAGTGTTGTGAGCCATTGTCGCGGTCACGCACGAATTATACCATGCGATTCCGTGATATCGGAGAAAATCAGGATTTTGTTTAGAACTTTCTGAACTTTCTCTCACCCGAACAGAACCCGAACAACCCCGTTCCTGTACCGTGAGGCAGCATCTGTCCAGATCGCCGGACCATTCTCCCCCATACAGGGAACAGGAACACCCGCCATGCCCCGAGCCCGCATCGACCAGCAGCCACCCCGTCAGCCCGCTGCCAGCAACGCGCAGACACCAGACCAACACGCGCGCAAGGAACAGGGTGACCAGCAGGAGGCGGGCGAGCAGCAAGGGGGGGGTCCGGTCGCAGGTCAGCCGGATGCAAGTTGCGGTCAGGGTTCCCGGCAAGGACGGGACTCGGACAGGACCCCTACAAAACAGAGCAGGCAGTGGGAGACCAAGAGGCTGCCTTACCTAGAGGCCCGTAGGCAGGGCTGGTCGGCGGCTGAGGCGTGTCGGATCATTGATTTGAACTACGAGACCATGCGGAGCTGGCGAGTCCGTCAGGAGGGCTTCAGGGAGGAGGAAGCGGAAGCTGAGGGTCAGGGCGATCAGGCGATGATGGACATGCTTCGTGGTATGGCGTTGAATGCTGAGGACGAGCGGAATCGGATTCGAGCGGCTGAGGTTTGGCTGCGAGCCAGGTTGCCTCGGATTGAGCGTGTTGAGCTGTCGGGTCCCAACGGTGGTCCGATTATGGGTATTGGTGCTGGGTCGGATGCGATCAAGGCTGCGGCAGAGGCTTGGGCTGGTAAGCTGAGCTTTGATCGGAAAGAGTTACCTGATGACATCCCCAACCGAGACTGAGATCCAGAACATCCGGTTGGTGCTGGCTGGAGCCAAGGCCCCTGAAGAGTTTGGGTGGGGGCCTGCTGACGTAGCGGCTTGGGGCGAATTGGCCGCTGGGGACCCCGTGGCTTTCGTAACACTGGGTGTTTGGTCTCGACGGGTCAAGGAAGTGGACGAGGAGACGGGTGAGGAGCGTCCGGCGGAACAGAAGCTGGTCCCGTTTATTCCCTGGCCGGCTCAGGTGGACATGATCAGAACCATGCAGGACTGTGTCGCCGGCGGTCGTGACATGGCTGTGGCCAAGAGTCGTGAGACCGGGGTGTCGGTATTGAGCACAGCAGTGGCGGTTTGGGGCTGGCTGTTCCACGGCTGGGATGTCTTGCTGTGTTCTCGGACTGAGGCGTTGGTTGATAGGACCGGCGACCCCGATACCCTGTTCGCAAAGACTGAGCATGTGTTGAAATATCTGCCACCGTCCTGGTTGCCCTGCCCGTTGCAGGAGCTGCTGTCTGGAGGCAAGAGGCGTAGACACTGCATTCTGGAGCATCCCAATGGAAACGCGATCACGGGCGAGGCAACTACATCCCATATTGGCCGGGGTGCTCGAAAGACGGTCGTCTTGTTCGACGAAGCAGCATCCCAAGACAGATTCGAGGAAGGATGGCGATCAGCGGCAGACACGGCTGCGAGTCGTTGGGCGGTCTCGACTCACTTGGTGGGGTCTTATTTCACAAATACTCTGTGGGAGACGGCCAAAGCAACCCACGACCCTAAAGACATACTTCTGACCTACGTCGATGACCCCGTGAAGTCGGCGGGGGGCGAACCAAGACTCGATGTTGAAGGCGCCATCACTGGGGACCCCGGTCGAAGTTACTGGTGGTCACCTTGGCTAGACCGGCAGATTAGGCGTCGGGACATCCACGACCTTCGTGAAAACGTCTTTGCCTTGCCGTCAAGCCGTGGCCGGAGCTTCTTTCCGGTGGTTGACCTCGAAAGACAACGCAACTACGTCATCAAAGCACGAAGATGTGAGGCAATTCGTGGAGAACTTGTGGATAACCCGACGGGTCGCTGGCGTATATTCAACGAACCCGATGAGCACTCGGTGCTTGTCGCATTCATGGACCCCAGCTACGGCACGGGGTCAGCGAACGCTTGCTGCGTGATGATGGATGCGAACAGTCGGGAAGTGGTTGCCACGTTTGTAGATCCGGCAATCCCACCGTATGACCTTGCCCGTGAGGTAGTCGGTGCTGCGAGGTCATGGGCCAGAGGCAGATCAGATGTTCTCATTGGTTGGGAAGTCAACGGGCCTGGTGCTTCGATGCAACATGACTTTGAGAGGCTCAGATATTACAACGTGTTTCACCACAAACGGCTGGGACAGCGGGTTGAGACCCGTACTAAACGCGTTGGATGGACCTCTACGCGGGTTACAAAGCGTGTTTTGTTTGGCGACCTTGCCCGAGCGATTGCTGACGACACAGTCATCTGTCCTGACGGGGAGATACTGGATGAGATGGAATCTACGGTGATCTACAAGGACGGGGGCATCGGACCAGCTCGGCTGGAGATCGACGTGTCCTCGGGAGCCCGTGACGCTCACGGTGACCGGGTCATCGCTTTTGGTGGCGCCGTAATGCTTTTAGGTGAAGCGAACCCGGAGAGCGAACGCCCCGTATCGGATTACGGCAAACCTGACTTCTCTTGGCGATCCATGCTGAACATGGACGACGACATCTGGCTCGGTGAGTAACGCATGCGTAACGCTACCGTCACGCTAAAACCGAACCTAGAGGAGAGGAGAAGAGAGGAGAACAGAGGAGAGGAAAAAACAGTATGGTGAAATCGTGTTAATTCGAGTCATGAATGTGTATCTACCGATAAACAGCATTGCAGCTGTTGAGGTAAAGCCACAGCATGTTGTCGTTCATCTTCAGATTGATTGCTCAGAGATGCTGGGCCGGAAGACGATACTTGTGCCTGAAGATGACTGTCACGAATTGCTCACCCACCTGGAGATTGCCAGCGAACCACCGTTGCTCTTGAGTCGGTCAGATATGGAAGAGGATCTGGTCCCTGTGGAGCCTACGTCGTATAACCCACCGAAGAAGGCTACGCCAAAGAAACCAAGGAGCAAACGTGCTTCGGATCAATGAAGAGAACTTGAGGGATGAAATCCGGTCGGCTAGAGACTGGAGAGAAAAGCACCTGCGTCAATGGCGAGGGATGAAAGAGCGGTTTGCCGGATTGGCTTATCGGTCTGATACCAACTACGACGCCGCCCACGACATCGAAAACATCATCGGCCAGTATGTGTCGCTCGTCCTGCCTCGTATGGCCTACGACGTGCCACGCATCCACGTTACCGCTGATGACCCTGCAAACAACAAACGAGCCTCAGCCCTTGAGCTTGGGATGAACCAGTGGGCCAAGCGGTCTGCTCTGCGTCCCACGCTCCAACAGCTGGCTACAGACATGACCATGTGCTGGGGTGTCGCACTTGTGACCCCAGAGCCAGTCAAGCACCTGAGACGTATCGACATGGGTGGCGCCGGTCTGATGCCCAGGGTATACCGCTTAGCCCCCGAGAAGTTCTTCATCGACCCAGCAGCTGAGACTGCCCGAGAAGCACGATACCTCGGTCATGAATACAACATGGATCTTGACGACCTGTTGGTGCAAGCGGAGTCTGACGACGCTTTTGACTTGACCGTGGTTCGCGATCTGAAGGCGTCATACGACCGTCAGAAAGAAGATTACGCACGGGGCGCTATCAATGTGCCAGACAGGAACGAAGTCACCATCGTTGAGATGTGGGTTCCTGAGCTGGAGGTAGAGGGCGCCAAGGACGGTGTACACCACGGAGGGCTCATCCGTATGGTTGAGGACTCAGAGGGCTCGGCACAGCTTGCAGGCGAGCCACAGCCCTACTACGGCCCCGCATGCGGCCCCTACACGGTCTTCGGCGCCTACACAGTGCCGTCAGATGTGTACCCACTGGGTCCAATGACCATGGCTTTGCCTCTGATTGAGGAGACAAATGACCATGCGAAGACCATGTCGTACTCGGCAGCGGCCTATCGACGACTGGTTATGGTGGACTCACGGGGCTCCAAAATGGCCCAAGATGTGGCCTCCACGCCCGATATGTTCGTGGTTCCTGCCGAAAACATGGACCGCGACCGGGTTGTACCACTGGAAATTGGTGGTGTGACCCAGCAGCAGATGGCCTACCAGAACATCATGTCGGCTCGACTCGACCGATTGACTGGTATGTCGGAGGTTATCCGTGGCTCGGTCAGCGGTGATGCCACCGCAACTGAAGTATCTACCGCTTCTGCGTCCAGTGGTCTGCGTCTTGGCTACATCCAACGCCAGTTTGCCGACGCTGTGAACTCAGCCATGTACAAGTGTGCTTGGTACATCGTCAATGACGACACCGAGATCCCGCTTGGACCCCAAGCCTCCAGCTTTGGCTTGCCGGCACGGGCTAAGGGTAGCGAGATGGGTATTGATCTTGCCGAGATGACCCTGGATGTGCAGGCATATTCCATGGAACGCACCAGTGAAGCCCTCCAACAGCGACGTGCGGTCGAGCTTTTGCAGATCGTCGGCAATGTTGGTCAGCAAGTCGCAGCCATGCCGTTCATCAACTGGGAAAGACTTACGGCTATCGTTGGAGATGCCCTAAACATTCCAGATATGGGCGACATTCTCAACGTCGAAGAGATGAAAAAGGCGGTTGAGCAGGCTCAGCAGGCCCAACAGGCCAAGATGCAAGAGCAAGAAGCTCAGGCTGCGTCCCAACAAGCGGCTGCTCGCAGCAGAATGCAGACTGGTCCGGCGGATGCAGCGCAAGAATTGCGCAATCAAGAGCGATCAGCACGCGGCAGGGGTGGATTCTGATGCCGATGTACGAGTTCAGCCGAGAATCAGACGGAAAGATCGTGGAGTTTCACTTCCGAATGGCCGATGCACCGCCGATTGGTTCGCTCATCGAACGTGATGGCGAACGATTCACAAGATTAGTAAGTGATTCGCAAGTATCTGCGGAAGTAGAGGTTGTGACTCACAAGT